AGAGCACTTGACTTTTAATCAAGTTGTCCGGGGTTCGAATCCCCGCACGCTCACTTTAAAAAGCACGGTTGCCAAATGGCTAAATACCGTGCTTTTCTTGTATTTATGCGGTTTTTAAGGATATGACTTATCTAAAAATCATACCCTTAAAAGTAACCGAAAGTAACTTGAAGTTTAGGGAAGTATTTGTTCCATAGCTGTTCCATGTTCCATTTTTGTTCCAGAAACATTCTTGAAAAGCCATGATAATAAATCTCTGAGTTGTTCCATTTTTTGTTCCACTGGTTGTTCCATTTTTTGTTCCAAATCTACGAAACTTAATGCATTATTTACAGCAGACACTTTATCTTCTTTTTCCATCATGATATGGTTGTATACTTTCATTACAACTTCTTCTGAATCTCCAACTAATTTAGCAACCATCTTGATACTGATAAGTGGAATCTGGTAGCATAAACAAGAACAATAATTATGTCTGAAAACATGGCTTGTCAATCCCTCGATGATACTAGGGCTGACTGCCTGCATAGCTTTTAATATTCTGTCAAACATTCTTCGAAAACCAGATTTTGTCATAGGTTTGTAGTTTTGGTTTACAAAAAGATATTTTCTTTTGTCTTTCCTCAGCATAGATATATAGTCGGCTATATAATCAAATACACTGTTAGGAATTGGAAGTATTCTTTCTCCGTTAGTTATATTTTTTACCGTTTTTACAAAAGGAATATTATCTGATATGTCGTGAGATTTAGTGATAGATACTGTATGGGCTTCTAAGTCGAAGTCACTTTCTGTTAGTGCTAGAGCTTCTCCACGCCTTAATCCACAGCCGTAAAGGATGTAGGCATACAATTTATCCATTGGTTTAAAATCTGCCGTAAAAACGGCTCTCTGTTCGTCTGGTGTCAAAGCACGTTGTTCTTCTGCTTTGTATTTGATTCCCTCAAAATCGTCAAAAACGTCTGCGAATGTTTGAGCGGAGAAAATACGATCACGTACAGCACTACGCAATATTTGCTTGAATGTCATAGCAATCTGCTGTTGAGTTCGTGGATGCCCTGTAGCATGGTTTAATAGCAATTGGAAATGTTTTCGCTCAATGTCTTGCAATTTGGTATAAGCTATCGGAATAAAATGTACGTTGATAATGTTTTCATACATTTTGTTTGTATTATTAGCACGACTAAATTCTTTGTATAAATGTCTCCATTGTACAGCATATTCAATAAACAATATGTCCGTTTCCATGATTCCTCGACGTTCATCCCTTAATCGTTCAAATTCTTTTACCCTTTTTTCGAGGTCCTTAGAACTTTTTGGAGATCGCAGGTGCTTATATCTCTTTTTGCCATTATCCTTGTATGTACCATCCCACACGTTAGTAGAATAGTAACCGTCTTTACCTTTTTTGAATTTAGCTGTTGCCATTGTATCACTCCTTTTTCTAATTATTGGAATTTGTATTTTCTGCAAAATGGGTACAAAAATAACAGCCATGCAAGAGTGGATTTTTTTGCTGTTGCAAAACAATATAGATATGATACAATATAAATGAACTTTCTATATTAAAATTTTATATTATAATCCAACGATGTTATCACAAAGAAGCTACCGTGTTTTTTCTCAAGCGTTCACGGTGGCTTTTTTGCGTTCTTGCATAACTGATGTAGTCATGATACAATATAGGTGTTTGGCTGTACTATCTTGTATGATAACTACCTTGTATTTATATTAGATAGTGCTTTGGACTGTACCTATTTTGGCGTGGTACGGTCCTTTTTTATTGTTATTTAACTTCCCAAGATTTACCGCAGTCTTGGCAAATTGCCATTTGTTTACTGTTAATATCTGTCTTGGATGATTTCTTTTCTTTGTATTTAGACTTTTTAGGTGTTAATGCCCACAGACCGCCAGTCGCTGCGATCATACCTGCACGTCCCAGACTGTTACCTGCACGAGTCACAACACTCTTTTTACGGGCCTCAGATTTCCCCTTTGTTTTAGCTGAGTCCTGCACAAACTCATATCCTATATTCAAGCTGTGACACTTAGGACAGTATGGTGCATCCAGATAAAAAATCTTATAAAAATCTTCGGCTTTTTTGCTGTCTACCTTTTTCAAAATCTCATAGTAAGCATCCCTAGACCTGTCTTTATCCGCTTTGATTTTGCTTGCATTAAAACCAAAATTACCGTTAAATTTACGCATTTCATAATCATAAGTTAACTGATTAATAGCATCATTTGTATAATCCAGTTTGACAATAATATCTTCTTTTGGATTCTCTTCTGCCTTATCAAAACGGCATAAATAGAAGCTGTCTTTTGCTACATAAAGTATATGTGTTAATGTAGAAAGAAAACCACTATCTGTATATTTACCTGCTGTGATAATTAAATTACTAGGTTCATTAACAATGCCTTTTTCTATAGCAATCTCAATCGTTTTTTCATCAATTTCATACTGCGGAACTTCATTATCAGCAGTAGAAACAGTAGCTAATTCTTTTAAGATTTCCTCTGTTGGGCATCCACAATTTGGACAAGCAGAAGCTTTTTCAGAGAACTCTTTTCCGCATTCTGTACAAGTTATTAATGCCATGTAACATCCCTCCTTTTATAATGTATAACAAGCAACGTGACAACCACAATCGCAGGCAAATCGCAGGCTAGAACCCACTGTTTTATGCGGTTTGTAGGACTTTTTGCATAGTATCATCACAGGCAAATCGCAGGCAAATGACAGGCAAACATCAATCAACTATGCATTTCCTTTTTTAAAAGTCCAAGAAACCACGGTTTTATGCGGTTTTCAGCACCATGCAAAAACTTTTTAAAATTTGTGATTGACAAATCAACGTTTTTAGTGTATTTTTATTTTCTTTTATATAAATATATAGTATCTAAAGACTATAGTTATATATAACCTATATAGTATTATAATAATTAATATTTATATTTAATTAAAAAGAAAAAATAAAACAAAAAAGAAAAAATTAAAGTCTTTTGAAGCTGACTAATCTTTCAGCATATCCGGTTAACGATGATAATTGATCGAGCGTATATCCCGGATGTTCGATAATCGTTTCATCTGGTATCAAAAGCTCCGCTGCGAATGTGTGAGCTTCAATTTCAGTTTTGTTTGATTGAAACTGTTTACCATAACTGAAAAAATAATAATCTTCATTGTGCATAATACTATGTGCCAATTCATGAGCGACAACAGTATCTTTTAGCTTATCATCCTCGATTCTATCGTTGATATAAATAAATTTCTTATCCCATATTTTCATGTAGCATCCTTGCAGTTCTCCTAAGTCTCCATACTGGATTGTTACGTCAAGGTAACTAGCAAGTAAATATGGATTTCTCGTACCGTATGTTTCAATCAAATCATTTACTGTATTTTTGATTTGATTTTTTCTCATACATAACCCTCCTGTTTATTTTTTTAGCATTGCAAGTGAAATCTCAATCTGTTTTAGTAATAAATCTATCGTATCGTTATTGACAGGTTTACCATCATAACGAACAGGTTTCATTGAGTCACTTCTTAAAAGTTCTTCAAGCTCCCTGTATTTTTGCTTGAGATCGTCAGTGTTATCTTTCTCTTTCTGCTCATCCTCCTTTCCTGTCATTATGAAATCTAATGACACGTTAAAATAATCAGCTATCTTTTTTAATTTCTCAGCATTTGGTTTAGAAGTGCCAAGTTTACTTAGATAACCTTTTCCAAAGCCTAAGTCTCCCTCAACTTTGTTCATAGATACATGATTGAGTTTGCATAGGTGTCGGATGCGTTCTTTCATGTCCATATTTTGCTCCTTTCACAAAATTCTGAAAAAATCGCAAAAAACTATTGACAAACTGAAAAAATCGCATATAATTAAGATATAGCTTCTGAAAAAATCGCAAAATAATAGCGAGGCAGTTTGCTTGAATAGTTTTTTAATTTTTTGTGGTAATTAGATTATAGAATATATTCAGAACTAAGTCAATATTATTTTGTGATATTTTCAGAATAATAAATAGAAGAAAGGAGTAAAAAATGTTAATTGGCACGAAAGTAAAGGAAATTGCTAAGAAAAAAGGAATTTCACTTAATCAGTTAGAAAAAGATACAAAAATTGCCACAGGCAGTATTTCAAAATGGGACAAGATTAGTCCATCGTTTGAAAAGGTGTGTAATGTAGCAAAGGCATTAGATATTAACGTGGATGAGCTGATAGGAGATGAGAATAAGTAGTGTTAAGAAGAACTAAGAAACTTTTAAAGAAAATAGCAGAAATGCTTTATAAGAACTGCGATAAGTTTGGATTAACAAAACAGGATAAAGAGGTTAAAGAGTTAAAAGAACTTATCGACAAGATGGGAGAGTGAGTAGATGTATATACAACCATATTACCTTGGTTTGTTCGTAGGAGCTTTTGGAACTGTTGCAACAGAAATTGTAATTGTGCTGATTAGCAACTACAGAGACAAGAAAAGAAAACAGAAGATGCAGGAGAGATTCAAGGAAGAATCCGAAGAGTAAGAAAGGAGCAACCATGGAGTACCCGAAACCAGTTATGAAGATGGGAGAGCTTGTGAAAATGGGGTTCCCGAGGTCGTTTCTGGATGAAGCCTATAGAGAAAGAGGACAGGACTTTGCACAAAAAGGTCCTAAGTCCAATTCTCCTATATTTTTCGATACAGAAAGATTTGAAAAATGGAGAATAAGAAAACTAGCAAATGAGAACCAAGCAATGCAGAGAGGAGGGTTCTAAATGAAAATGGGAGCATTCATGATGGGGTGTGGACTGTTAGTCTGCGGATTAGATTTAATGCCATTCTGGTTTATGGGTACTTGCGTAGCCGCAGGACTGGCATTAATCGCACAAGAGCGTGATGGATGGAAATGAAAAAAGCACCCAGACGTGCAGGTCTAAAGTGCTTAACAAAAAATGTATAAACCGATTATAGCAAGAAAAAGGAGATATGACAATGATTATTACAAAAAAAGAGTTTAAAGATGCAGCAAGAAAAGTAATTATTGAAGCAGTGAAAGAAACTAGAGACCCACGTTTTACAGAAGAGGAAAATAAGGTAGCAGATAAAAAAATTGCAACAGGCATGACAGAGTTTTATAGCAAACTTATTGTAAAACTTTACGGACAAGATAATGAAGAATGGATATACAACAAAGAAGAAGCATTTGATAACGCAAATACAATCTTAAATGAAAGAATGGCGAATAACGATGCTATTGAAACCATTTTTGAAAATTTAGCATATACAGCAAGTGTGCTTAGACTTTTTGCAATGCTTAAAGAAAATGAGCAGGAAGAAACAGTACCAAAAGAATTTGACGTAGAAGAGATTCTGAAAGAAGCAGGGAGTGAGCAGGAATGATCGTAACAGGATACACAAACGAATATGGGACATTAATCCCAGAAGAAGATGCAACAGAATATATCTGGAAGCAGGCGAGAAACAATGAAGAAGATAAAACATGGCTACTAGAGTATATGTGGGACGTGTTTACAGGAAATCCAAAATTCAAAAAGGAATTAGAGGAACTAAAAGAAGCTCGTTTTGATGATGTATGCAGCGTGAAAGAGTGTGACGAGCAGGGAAACGTAATTCCGTATAACGGAGAATATGAACCAGAGGGGAGATAGATAACATGGGAATACATGAAAAAATGATGCACATACAAACGACATTAAAAGCACCTAAGAATCTGTACAATTCTTTTGGAAATTACAAATACAGAAACGCAGAGGGAATCCTAGAAGCGGTTAAACCGCTTCTAGCAGAAAACAAAATGTCAATGTACATAACAGATGATGTGCAGGCGGTAGGAGATCGTGTGTATGTAAAGGCTACTGTAAAGGTATGGGACACCGAAACTGGAGAATGGGTAGAAACATCAGCACTTGCAAGAGAAGCACTTAATAAAAAGGGAATGGATGATTCTCAGATAACAGGAACGGCATCATCTTATGCACGTAAGTATGCCTTAAATGGAATCTTCTTACTAGATGATACAAAAGATGCTGATACGGACGAAAATCAGAAAGAACGCAAAGCAAGAGCGGACAAGCAAGCAGACGATAACAATGCGGATGCAATCAGAGCTATGAAGATTTCAAAAATCAAGCAGGACACACTGTTAAGCTTATGTGATGAAATGGCATTTGATATTAACAAGATTCTTGCATCTTATCATCATAAGTCTATTTCAGAAATTACTGAGGGAGAATATCAGTATATCGTAGCAAACAAAGATAAAGCCAATGTAAGAAAGATTTGGAGCTGATTAGATGGAGACTAAAGCCAGAATCCATGATATATCCATTGATTTTGAAAGCGGTAAGCAGGTTATTTCCCTTGTATGTGAAAAAGACATACGAGGGGAATACGACCGACTAAAAGACAAAGAATGTCGGCTTAAGGTTGTTCAGTACCGTGAGGGCAGGAGTTTGGATGCCAATGCATACTTCCATGTTCTAGTTGGAAAAATCGCAGAAGTAATGGATTGTAGCAAGGTATTTATAAAAAACAAAATGATAGCGGAATATGGGCAGTATGAAAAGATAAACGGAAAGCTGATAACTATTCCGTTAGATGATGATATAGAAGCTTACGACGTAGAGTTTTGCCACCTGCAACCAACAACACAGACAACAATCAATACGGCAGGAAAGATTTTTAGAATCAATATTGTTATGAGAGGAAGCCACGCATACGATACGAAAGAAATGTCTGAATTGATAAAAGGAACGGTACAGGAAGCAAAGGCGTTAGGTATTGAGACAGCAACACCACAGGAAATCGCAGAAATGGAAGAAAGGTGGGGACTTAAGATTGAGAAAGAAAAAGTCAATCATCGTTGATGATATGGAACATTGTAAATTATGTGGAAGTCCTTATGTAGAGATACACCACTGTTTACATGGGACAGCAAACAGGAAGAAAGCTGATAAGTATAATTTAGTGATTCCGTTGTGCCACGAACACCACACAGGCGGTAAACAATCCGCACATTTAAATGCCAGATATGACCTTATGTATAAGAAGATGGCACAAAGGGCATTTGAAGAAAAGATAGGCACGAGAGAAGAGTTTATAAAGGAGTTTGGCAGGTCATGGCTGTAACATATACGATTCAAGGCAGGTTAGACGGATTAAATGCTTACGTTAATGCTTGCAGGACTAATCCTTATAAAGGGGCAAAATGCAAGAGAAGTAATCAGAAAATCTGTAGATGCAGCATCCCTTATGAATTGAGGGAAAAAGACAGAGAAATAATATTCCCTGTTCGTGTAGAAATTACATGGTACGAAAAGGACCGCAGACGTGATCCTGACAATATTGCATCGGCTAAGAAATACATCTTAGACAGCCTTGTAGAAGCAGGAGTGTTCCCAGATGATGGTTGGAAATATGTAAAAGGATTTACAGATAACTTTGAGATTGACAAAAAAAGACCACGGATAGAAGTGACTATCCATGAAACCAAATATCCATAAGATTAAGCAGGAGGGCAGTGAATGAACATAAATATAAATACAGACTGGGAATGGTATGAAAACACAAATGTATTTAGATTGTTTTACCACTGCCTGCTACATACAAATTTAGAGGACAAGCGGTACTGCGGCAGAGAAATCAAGGCAGGGCAATTTGTTTCTTCTATAACAAGAATCAGTGCAGAGACAGGCTTAACAGAATCGCAGGTCCGAACAGCACTTAAGAAGCTAAAAGATACTGGTTACATATCAACAAAAAGCACAAATAAATACACGTTATACACAGTTAATGAGTACCAAAACTACATAGATTGTGGACAAGTTGCAGAAACAACTACCGAGGAAAACAAGGTAGTTGAAAATGGAACAAAAATGGAACAACCAATGGAACAAACAGACAAAAACGCAAAGAAAAATTGCGAGAAATCAAAAGAAAATTGCGAGAAGTCAAACAAAAAAGCAATCAATGAATGTTTTGAAAGACTCTGGAAAAAGTATCCAAGCAAAAAAGGAAAAGGGCAGGTATCCGATACTAAGAAAAAAGTGTTGTACCAGATAGGAGAGGAACACATACAGAGGGCATTGGAACGGTATCTGGATGGATTAGAAAAGGATGCTTCGTGGAGAAAGCCACAGAACGGCTCGACATTCTTTAACAGTGGTTACGTGGATTATCTGGACGAGAACTACGAAAAACCACAAGAACCGAAGCCACAGCGGAATCCTGCAAGTGTTTTATCCTGCGAGAGAGACTATGACTTTGATGATTTAGAAATGCAGTTACTACATAAGCAATTAGAGTAAGGAAAAAGGAGTGATGGAAAATGTATCAAATGAGTTTTTTTGGTAATGAAACAGCACTTAGAAGCCATTCCATTACCAAGCAGACTAGAAGAGAATCACACAAAAAGGTTAACAAAGAAGCAATACATATCTTGATTTTAGAACAGCTCGAATATGGAGCAATGACAGCACGAGAGATCGCAACGGTGTTGTATAAGCACAAAAAAGTGTTAGAACCGACAAGGCAGCAGGTACAACCACGGCTAACAGAGTTAGTACAAGACGGACGTATTGAGGTGTGCGGTAAACGACACGACAGCCTAACAGACAGAAACGTGGCAATCTACAGAAAGGTGGCTAAAGATGGGGTATAAAAAAATAAGCAAAGCTCTCAAGATGAAAATTCTTAAAGAGGTAGAAGAAACGAAAGAGGTTACTTCCGTTGCAAAAAAATATGGAGTAGACCCATCAAGTATATTCAAGTGGAAAAAGTACGGCATCGAGCCGAAGCGAAGAGAATATACCAAAGAGTTCCGCAAGCAGGTCATAAAAGAAAAGGTAGTTAAAAAGCTACATGTCCAAGAGTGTGGAGCAATCTATGGAGTACCTGGTTATCTTGTTAGATTCTGGGAAGATGAATTAGTGGAAGAAGTCAAAGAAGAGATTCGACAAAGCCGATTCAAAAAGAAGCAACACGAACGAAGATTCGTTCACGTAACATCACATTCTGGGTACTGGGTATAAAAATAAATACTTTTCTGGTTTGATTCTCTGCCTAAGCAACTGTAAATAATGTTTTTGTATTTTCAGATTCTTCCATTTTTTTATCTCTATTAGGCAGAGACTCAAGCCAGAAAAGGCTTGTTGCACAGCAGGATTTTTATATACCACACGACAATTAAATAAGAATCCTCGCAACGCATAAGTACAATATAACTCGCTATTGTATAAGTCATGATTTCCCCTGCTATTAACGGCAGGGGAGAGAATGGACAGTAAAGGAGTAAGAAATGCAAATTTATAATATAGAAACAAAAGCAATTATAAGTGGAGAAGAAATAAAAGAATTAGATGATTGCTTTATTTTGACAAATACTGACGAGAGAAATGATATGCAGACAACGATCAGATGCTTGAAACCAACGTGGAACAAAGTAATTTGTAAAGAAACGTGTTTACAGCGTATTACAAGTCAGCTAAATCAACTTACACAAAACACGGTTTTAGGAGTTGATGAGTTAAGCAATAATACAGATACACTCATGATGAGAATAACATTGAAAAATGTTAAAAACAAAAGTCTATTGATATATAACAAACAAAATAAAACAACATACATTGATTGTTGGTTTATCAGTAGTAGATTTTTAGATCAAGCCATAGAAGATTATTTAACAAATAAGGAGGATTAAATATGGGAATTAAAAATCTAACAGAAGCAGAAGAAAAAGAGTTTTACAGACTCGTTGGGAAGATGAATGGAGAAAAACCAGACAAGGAACAGGGTGTAAAGGTAAGGAAACCACGACAATCAGAAGAATATTTTTGTATTAGTAATGATGGAGCTGTTATACAAAGCAGGTGGACGAATGATTCTTTAGATGAAGGAAGATGGGAATTAGGAAACGTCTTTTTCACAGAAGAGTCAGCGTGGCTTGCCAGAGAAAAAAGAAAAGTAGAAGTTGAACTTGAACGATATGCAAAGGAACACAATGACCCAACACTCGAAGATAGTTATTTCATTTTGCATGATGAATACAATGAAGAACTTGATTATGATGTGCGGGCCGATTACAGACCACAGGGAGCGGTGGTATTCACATCAAAACAACTTGTATTTGATGCGATCGAGTCAATAGGAAGAGACAGAATCATTAAATACATCTTTGGGGTAGAAAGTGTGGGAGAGGAATGAATTTTACAAAAGCGTTCGCAGTATTTATGCAAATTGATTCAAAGGAGTTTACGGAAGATGAAAAATATGAAGCAATACAGCAGGTGTTAGATGCAGCGACAATAAACAGTATCACAAAAAAGCAGGTGTTAAATGTAGTGTCATGGTTGTTCAATAAGCAACAAAAATATAGATGGCACGACTTAAGAGATAATCCGAATGACCTGCCAGAAGATAATAAACAAGTTTTAGTTTCTATAAAAGATGGGTGCATTCACAGAACATGGCATGACTCTCACGGATGGAGAAACCGTAACAGTAAAATTAGATATTATAGCGATAAAAGTGTTTTGGCATGGCGAGAGATTGAAGAATTTGAAAGTGAGGAAGAAGATGAAGATTTCTTTGAGCCGTACAGAAGCATGATGAAGTAAAGGAGTGGGAACGTGATTACAAAGACACAATTCAAGGATGCAGTTAAAAAGGCAATCATTTGTACAATTATGAGCCATCCAGAAAGAATCAGCGATAATTGTATAAACGACGAAGAGGTAGCAGCAATCTTAGTAAGATTTTATGAAAAGATTTTTAGAAAAGTATATAGCGGCAAAGAGGAATCGAAAGAATGTATAGATATAAATGAGATAGATGAAATATACGTTATCGCATTTGATTGTCTGTACAAAGATGATGGAATAACACCAAATTATGTAATATATCAAGAAAATATGTTGTGTTTAACAAGCATAAATGCTTTATATGAAATTTTAAGAAGCAAAATCGAAAAGGAGTTTGTTATGCCAGACGAAGAACTAGAAAAACGCATCAAACTTGAACTTGCACTTATTCATCAGTGTGAAGAATCAGACATTATAATTTGCCACATTGAGGTATTAACAGATTGTTTTAAGTTTTATGTGATTTATAGAATGAAATATTCACTTTGTATGTCAATTACATTAGATGGTTTAGATATTTGTAAAGGAGAAACTAAATGAGTTATTCATGGTCAACAGAAGAATATAGCGATCATTACAGCACAGATTTTGACACAATAGAAGAATGTATCAAAGAAGCTAAAGACATGGGATGCAAAGCAGGTACAACTATCTGGATTGGAAAAGTAGAAGAAGTGGATATAAGACGGGTAGACCTAACAAGCATACTAGAAGATTTACACAATGCTGTATATGATGATGTAGGAGAATTTGCCGAAGATTGGTACATAGAAGATATAGACAGCAAAGAAGCCTACGAAAAGTGTGAAAATGCTATAAATGATCTGGTTGTTAAATATATCGAAGAAAACGGCATGAAACCAACGTTTGCAAAAGTAGTAGATGCAGAACTGTATGTTATCAAGTAGGAGGAAAGAACATGGATGTTATCAAACAAATAGATTACATGATCGCTTGTTTAGAGGTGGCAAAAGAAGAAATCAACTATAAAAAAAGATATGAAATGAAAATAAAAATGAGAGAAGATAACGACTGGAACTGGTATAAGAGAAATAGGACACCAAGCAATACACTTATCAAAGAGAATCTTAGAAACGTTGGTAGAACAGGATTCAAGCTTGCGAAAGATTTAGAGGTGGGAGAATGAAAATATATTCAAATCGAGCTGATAAAAATGTGGACTGTATCAGAACAAGCATGAGAACAGAAAAACACAATAGTTTGCACGTAACATTAAATTTTAGGAGAACTGTTGGAGGACCAGTTACCATGGAAGAAGAAACAGGCAGTGAAGTGATAATAAATTTTACGGATACCTGCGAACTTGAAAATTTCATCATGGCACTGACACAGCTAAAGGAAATGACAAAAGGTTACTACGGTAAATGGGAGATTGAAAAGGGTAAAGGAGAACGACTATGACAATAGCACAGCAGGTAGCACACGACTTTTTAGAAAGCATAGAAAAGATGATCACGGCAAATAAACTAGATGTTGGAGTATTAGATACGAAAATTTCTTATCAATCTTGCGAAGAAGCAATGATGAGTGTGACTGATACAAAATCTGGGAGCATTATTGCAACAATGAGATTAAATTTAAATGCCAACAAACTAAAAAGAGAAATGCAGGAAAAAGAGTTAGAAAACTATTGTCGTAAAAGAGTGTGCCCTATTTGCATTTTTAAAGGGCAAGTACAGTGCATAACGAGAAAAATTAGTTATGGAACAGCTACTTGTAAAGAGGTAGAGGAAAGCTATAGAAAGATGGTGGAGAATAAAAAATGACAAGAGAAGATATAATCACTAATTTAAGATATTGGTGTAACAATATTGATAAACCATGTGAAGAATGCAAAATACATGATATATGTGTCGTTCGTGATCACGTGCAGACATTTGATTCTATGGACGATAAAAAGTTACAAGAATATTATAAATTGATGTATGGAAGTGAAGTGAAAGTAGAGAAAATGGAACCGGTAAAAGTTTTAGAGCAGATAACAAAAATAACTTATCCAGAAAAAATGAAAGACGTGTTACCAATGAAAGAATTTGTAAAAAACTTTTTGGAAAAAGGATACAAAGTTGAAATACTAACACACTCAGTTAGTAATGATTTAGATGTGGTTGTTTATAAAGAAGTGGAGATGAAAGAATGATACTAAAAATCTTACTTGTTATCATAGGTGTTTTCTTAGGACTGGTAGGCAGTGGCTTCTGCCAGTCCGCTAAAGCAAGAGATACGATCACAATGACGTTAGAAGATTATAAGCATATGGGAGAAATATTACACAGTTTGCCGATAAGAGAACGGCACAAAAGCCTTAAAGGGAAAGACGTGGCGTTATACAGGTGTCCTAAATGTAAAAGCTATGTAGCAGAATGGACAGAAGTTTGTGAGTGTGGGAACCGGTTAGACTGGGGAGAAAGTGAGGACTTACATGTTAATAATGACAAAAGATAGAGAGATTCTGAATCTTGATAATGTTCTTGAAATTCGGGCAAACGAAGAAAATGTAGAATGTGAGCTAATGAATGGATATATTTACACAATACAATCATTCAAAACACATAAAAAAGCAGAAAATGCGTTGGACAAGATACTAAAGCAATATGACAGAGGACAAAGTGTTATCGAATTATAAAGGAGCGTTATAAATGTTGGTACTTACACAAAGTCAACGAATGGTTATAAATGTTGAGTATGTAGATTGTATGTTTATTAAAAAAGAAATAATAAAGAAGCAGGAAAAATACGGTTTATATTGCGTTATGGCATTCGATCAAGAGAAAGTTGCTATTGCATATTATGAAACAGAGAAAGAAGCAATGGAAGAACTCAAATTGATGCTGAATTGTTGGAAACACAAGCAAGACATATATTTTATCAGACAAGAAAAGGCGGTGTTATAAATGGGAAAATACTGTGAATGGATAAAATACGATTATAGAACAATTTGCCCAAGGAAACACGATGCAAAAAATCCTTATTGGCGAATCCCTGCAGATACGGACAAATTGAAATACTGTCCATATTGTGGGAAAAAGATAGTAATAAAATAGTGTTATCAAGGAGTGATTACATGAAATGCGTTTGTATGGGATGTACGGAAGCAACCGGCAGGAGTTGGGATTGCCACACAAGATGTGACAGTTACAAAGAGTTCCAAGTCAAAAACGAAGAAGAAAAGAGCGTTATCAAAAGGAAAAATCCATATTATAAGTCGTTATCAAAAGAAAAATTTATGAAACGGAATGCTTTAAACAGGAACAGGAGGGGAAGAAAATGATTAGTACAGCTAAAGCAATAAAGAAAACCAGAGAAGCACAAGGAATGACACAAAAAGAACTTGCTGAAAGATGCGGTTATACAGTCACTGATATTAAAGCATATGAACTTGGGGAAAAAGAACCAAAACACATTAATCTTATGACTATAGCAGGAGCATTGGGTGTTACGATGTATGAGATGTTTGAAAGAATGGAAGAGATTGAAGAACCAGAGAATATAAATCTTGATGTTATCAGAAACGCACTGAGTGCCTATAAAGCTATTGTAAAAACTCCATTGGACCAAGTGGCAGTAATGGCATTAAAAGAACTTATACAGTACAAAGAGACAGGACTAACACCCGATGAAATTAATGGGATGAAAAAAAGACACGAAAAAATTGACCTTATGGCGACTGAATATGATAATATTTGCGAGAAATACGACAAACTATATGGAAAGGAGCAAATGTGATGTATTGGCAAGAAAAAGAAACACGATTAGATATTGATGATGTCAGAAACGCACTAGAAGCTTATGAAGCTAATATTGTAACACCATTGGACCGCATTATAGTGAAAGCATTAAAAGAGCTTATAGAGTACAAAGATATAGGACTAATACCGCAGGCAATAAAAGACATGGACAAGATGTATTTAGAAAAGTGCCAACAGGTTAACAGGCTAACGTGTACCTGCGAAATGTACGAAAGGATGGCTAAACATGGATAAGCAAGATTTATATACCCTATGTACATTAATACCGCCTATGGACGATTACAGAGGTCACAATATGTATCTATGCGGTAAACGTGACGGATTCAACGAGTGTGTACAGATGTTAAAAGAAAATCTGGAAAGCATCAGCGAGGAGCAGGGACATGAATCGTGATCAGTTCCAAAAGTGGATTGACGAGAACGGAACAGGACAGAGAGAAAACAAGAGCTGCAACGGCATAGACTGGGTACTTGTTACCATGAAAGATACGTGGATAGCTTTATTTGAGTACGTGAATGGCTCATATATCCCTTATATTCAGTGCAAGGATAAAGAACACGCATTAAGTTATATAAATGTCTTAGAACGTCTGTCAGTGCCTTTTGACGTGATATAAAAAAGAAGCAGAGGATTATCCCCCCTGCTTCTTTTATTTGTCTTCATATTTAATATATAAGTGCCTCCATTTCTCCAACCAATTTTTAGCACCGATGTAACTTTGATAGGTCAATTCGTTACTATCTTGCATTTCTTCGTACATATCACATTCATGCTGTACACGAAACCAGACATCAGCAAAGTTATCAATTGTATCATCATTCATAGCGAAGTACACTTTTAATTTCTTTAGTGCAGTGATCGCTTTTTTACAATCATCGGGTAATTCTCTGTCAAATATTTCTACCATTTTTATCTCCTTTTCTACTCTCGTAACCTCCGGGGTGGGTGGTGTATGTTATGCAGGTATTACAAGACTGTCACGATCAGCCTTGACAAGACGATTTTTATTAAGTCTATCTTTCCACTGTTCAACAAGTGACTCATGGAGTTCCAATGCTTTCTGTCTGCTGTAAGTTGTATAAGAATCAATCTCTTCAAAATCATCCATATACATTACAACAGTTTGGTATTCGTGCAATACTTCCACATAAGCTGTGGAAATATTACATTCTGTTTGATGTAACCAAAATTTGTGTCTTGCGATTACTTTATTCATTTTCAATCCCTCCTAAAATCTTTTTACAAGCTTCTACATATCCGTCTGGAAGTGTTTCAGTGTTCATCTTCCCACCGTTTGCTCTCCATTCGAGATATTTTTTAACTTCTTCTTTTTCTTCTTCCAGTTCGTAAATAAATTCTTCGTAGGAAACGAAGTCCTCATTTTCGACTAACTTTTCAATTTCTTTTCTTAATTCTTTCATCTTCTTTTCTCCATTTTAAATGCTTTTCGTTTATCTTTAACTAGAGTATAAATGATTTTAGTTTAAATGTCAATGGTAAAAATAAACTTTTTTCGTTTGACATATGATATATTTTAAATTATAATGATTTAAAAACAGAAAAGAGGTGTGGTTGATGGAATACAATATAAACTTTACTTACAAGGACAACAAGCAATTAAAAGAAATCTACAAAGAACTACTAAAAAGGAACGGCATGACAATGACAGAAGCGTCACAGCTCTTAGGATTGTCAACACCGCAGCAGCTAAACAACAAATTTAATAATAAAAAAGTATCCTTAAGTGATTTAAAGGATTTTTTGGGTATAATGGGATATGATTACGAGATAATAATAAAAAAGAGATCTGGGAGCTTTTGAGTTCTTCCAGATCTCTTTTACTATGCAATTTTTGAAACATTGGAAGTCTTTACTTTTTCGCTTCCATATTTTTTCTGAATATCCTCGAAAGACATTTTCTTCTTATACCACTTTCCAGATGGTTCAGTTGAGAAGTGCCACTTTTTACGATTCTTAGACCACTTAAAGCCTAACTTCTTTAGCTCTTCTTTGTACGGGAATGTATTACCATCTACCCAAATCCAAGAGCCTACTACCTCGATATTTACACCATCGAAAGAAACAATATTATTAATAACATTTCTTAAGGCTTCGTCTGCCTTGTAATCAAATGTATTTTTCTTTTCTTCTTCTGGTGTCTGCCCTGCCTTGAACATGTCAAACAGTTTCTTGTATTCGGCTGTAATCTCTTGACATGTAACAACGTCTCCACCGTTGTCCGGGTGGTTGGCTACCATTAATTTTTTGTATTCTTTTCTGAGTTCCTGTAAGTTTTTGGCTGTAAAATATTTCATGATAACACCTCCTAAATTGTCTAGCAGAGACTTATAAAATCTCTGCTAAGCTAATAACCTGTGATTCTGATAAATTATCCATGACGATCTCGTCTCCTTTGTGGAGTTCGAATCTGTCTGGAAAAGTTCCGAACCATCCGTCAAACTGATTGTCAATGTAGTATCCTTTTGATTCTAATTTTTTGATTGCTTCTTTCATCTTCTTTTCTCCTTTTCTTGTTTGCTTTGTTCTCTTAACTTACTTTTATTATACATAAAATCTATGCATACGTCAATAGAAAAGTGCATAAAATTTATGTATAAAATTCTTGATGTAAAATCATGAGTGTGCTATAATAATGCAAAAGGAGGAAAAAACGATGATAAAATACAAATTAGATGTGCAGGAAGAATTGAAGAAAAAAGGGTATACTTCTTATATAATAAGAAAAAACAAGTATTTAAGCGAGGGGACACTTGCAAAGATAAAGCGAGGAGAACCAATAAATATGAAAAGTCTTAATGCTATTTGCTGTATGCTCAGAAAAAATGTAGATGATGTAATTGATATAGAAATAACAGACGATGAAAAAATAAAATATTTTATCTAAAAAGTGTTGACTTATACATAGATATTATGTATAATAAAGACAGTTAAAGGAAACGGCAAAAAAGAAAAGGAGATATGAGTCATGAAAAAATTAAACGTAGAAGAAATCAAAAAAGAATTATTAAATGAGGAAATGAGCTTCACAGATTTAGATAACTTCATGATGGAATCTGGATACTACAGTGTATTTGATGATGGAGTAACAGCAGACATCAAACAGGACGGAAATGTAGTGTATACAGCTACAGACTCTAATGAGTGCGAAGTACAGATTTTCTTCGAGATCACAATAGATAACGGAGAAGATGAAGCAGAAGAAGCATTTTACTTAAAAGTAACAGATGTGCAGGAGTTCTAAGATGAGAATAAAATGGTTAAAAATGCAGGGTAAGACGGTATATGGGTTCAAAATATTAGAAGTTTGCAGAGAAAATAACATTACAATGGTCAAAGTTGTTTGCCCTATCTGTGGTAAAATATATACAATAAGGGCAGATTATCTCAAATATAGAAAGAGCTGCGGTTGCTTAACAAAACCGTATGAAATAGAGAAAGGTAAAAAAATAGCAGAAGAAGCAAAAAAACAGTGTATAGATGGTACTAGCATCAGAAGCCTAACAACGAAAATATCAAAAGCGAATAAATCTGGTATAAAAGGTGTACATTGGGACAAAAAAAGAAACAAATGGGCGGCACAAATAACATTTAAAGGAAAAAATCATTACTTAGGAAGATACGATAATAAAGAAGATGCAAGAGAAGCAAGAGAGAAAGCCGAAAAAGAAATGTTCGGAAAATTTCTGGAAGAGCATAAAGAGTATGTAAAGGATAAAAAGGATAAAAAAACTGAAAGCTAATAAAAAATATGGAAAGACGGTAAAAGAATTAAATAAAAAGAGTGTACACATGGCACCTGCCGATTATGATATGATATATCTACAAGATATAAACATAGTCGGGAGGTGTCTTTTTTGATTAATAACAAACTAAAGAATTGCTGTAACGATTGCGTGTACTGCGAGATCGTGACAGAGACAAAGAGAAGAGCAATCCCAGAAAACAAAACAGAAGTGGTACTGGTAAACATAAAGTGTAGTCATATGTGTGTATGCAGTAAGTACAAGAAAGAGGTGCAGGATGGAAGATAAAAGCCTGTGCTGTGCAGGATGCAAGAACACACTATATGACAGAGGGATTATGTACTGCACTAAGGATAATGGCAAGACATTAATAAGAGACAGATATTTGACCGTATGTGATGATTACAAGACAGCAGGACCGACAACAAAGGTGTATACAAACGAAAGGACGTGAGACAATGGGAGCAGGTGGTAGACCGCCTAAATATAAAAGTGTAAAAGAAATGCAGAAGAAGATAGATGAATACTTTGAAAGCTGTGAGGGAAAACCATTAGTCATTAATGGGGAACAGCAGTACAACAAACAAGGGTATCCAATTATCTTAGACAGAAAGCATCCTACGATAACAGGATTAGCACTTGCATTAGGATTTAGTGGCAGAAGTGATCTGTTGTACTATCAAAAGCATAAAAAAGACAGTGATAAGTTTTACGACACCATCACGCGTGCGAAGAGCAGAGTTGAAGAACAAATGGAAGAAAGTTTGTTCCACAAGGACAGCTCGAACGGTGCACAATTTGCACTAAGAAATAATTTTAAAGACTGGGATGCAGACAAGAAGCAGGAAGAGAATAAGACAGAGGGAATTACAATAGTAAATAATATTCCTAGAGAGTAAGGAGCGGTTGCATGGTTAATTTGACGGATGTGATCGCCCCATCTTTTTATAGGGTGCATTGGGACATTCAAGACGGCAAGCATACCTATTATGATTTGTACGGTGGTCGTGGTTCTTGTAAGTCCTCGTTTGTGTCTGTAGAGATTGTACTTGGTATGATGCAGGACGAAACAAACGCAGAATTTACAAATGCGGTAGTATATCGAAAGGTAAAAGATACTTGCAGATCATCAGTATTTGAACAGATAGAATGGGCGATAGATGCGTTAGGTGTTTCTGATCTGTGGGAATCGTCTGTAAGTCCTATGCAACACACATACAAGCCGACAGGACAAAAGATACTGTACAGAGGTCTTGACAAAGCTAAAAAGTCAAAGTCTGTAAAGGTGTCTAAAGGATATATAAAATATTTATGGTTCGAGGAATTGGATGAGTTTGCAGGCATTGAAGAAATCCGAACAGTACAACAATCTATATTGCGTGGTGGTCCTAAGTTTGTTGTATTTAAGACATTTAACCCACCAATCAGCATTAATAACTGGGCGAATAAGTATGTAGCAGAAGCAAGAGAGGACAGCTATAGGCATAAGAGCAATTATACAACGGTTCCTGCGGAGTGGTTAGGACCTCAGTTCTATGTCGATGCAGACTACTTAAAAGAAACGAATGAACGTGCATACAAGCATGAGTATCTGGGAATCCCTGTAGGACTGGGAACAAATATCTTTGAGCTTCTGGAAATCCGCACGATCACGGACGAAGAAATAGCAAGGCAGGAAAAAATATATCAAGGGCAGGACTGGGGATACTATCCAGACCCGAAAGCATTTGTCAGATGTGCATATATGCCTGCATCACAAAAAATCTTGTGCATAGACGAGTTGGGCGGTCAAAAAATCCGCAACACTGCAATGTCACAGATGATTATAGGTAAGGGATACAACGACTATAGTATTAGTTGTGGAGCTGACGAGATAGAAAGCATCTTAGACTTTAGAGATGCAGGACTTGTGGCAAACAAAACAAACGTATATCCGGGTAGTCGTAAATACTCTTATGAATGGTTGCAGTGCAGGACATTAGTCATAGACCCTGCGAGAACTCCACGGCTGTATGAAGAGGTAATAAGCTACGAGCATGAGGTAGATGAAAACGGAGAAATCAAGGCAGATTATCCAGACGGCAACGATCATTTTATTGATGCATTAAGGTATGCGACAAGTCCAATGAGTATGAGACGTGGCGAGAGTGCATAAAGGAGACAAAAACAATGATGATAAATCTAAAAGATGTAACTTGTATACAAATTGGAAATGCAATGTTAGGCATCAAGGATATAGAAAAAATATCTATCCATGATGGTGGGGTTTGGCTTACGATTAATGGAGATTTGATACAAGGAGATATAGAAACAAAAATCGGAAACGTTAAACTGATAGCGGTGGAATAGATGGGTATAATAAGCAGAATGAAAGAGATATTAAGTGCCCTTTTTAGACAAAGGGCAAGAGAAGAATTTAAGATAGACACTGCGACTAGTCCAGAGATGCAGAGAGTTATAGAAAAATGTGCGTACATCTATAAGGGCAGTCCGTACTGGTTAGACAAGGACGAGCATATAAAGACTATCAACTTTGCAAAAGCGGTATGCTCGGAGACAGCACGCCTTGCTACCCTTGCAATAGGTATAGAGATAGATGGCAGTGCAAGAGCTAATTGGTTGCAGGAACAGATTGACAAGGAATTGGAGCAGGTGCGACACCATGTAGAATATGGCTGTGCATACGGTACAGTTGTATTAAAGCCTAACGGCTCAAGTGTGGACTTGATTACGCCAGAAAACTTTATTGTAACAGACGAAAGCAATGGAGAGATTCAAGGAATTGTGTTTGTACATCGTGAAATTTCCAGTGATGGCAGGACATACTACACTAAACTAGAATATCACAGATATATTGAGGACGTGTATCAGATCACAAACAGGTGCTATGCTTCTAAGGATGCAAACGATACAGGAAAGCCAATTGACATAGACGAGACACCTTGGCGTGGAGAACTAGAAGATGTAGGACTTGCAAATCTGAACGGACAACGCCTGTATGCAGTTCTTAGGACTCCGCAGGCGAACAATGTAGACTTGCATTGTAGTTTAGGATTGCCTATTTTTTACGAAGCAATAGAAGAGCTAAAAGATTTAGACACTGCATACAGCAGGAACGCAACAGAGATATTCGACAGCCGAAGAATGTTGCTGCTAGACTCCGACAAGTTAATGGAGACTGGTACAAGGGTAAACAATACTCAAGATGGATTTGAGAGAAGCAAGAAGCGGTTGAGATTACCAGAGTTTGTTAAGAATGTAAACAGCACAGACATTAAAGGATTCTATCAAGAGGTAAACCCAAGTCTCAACACAGATACACGATTGACAGGAATCAATGCCCTGCTGTCACAGATTGGGTATAAATGCGGATTCTCCAATGGATACTTTGTGTTTAATGAGACTACAGGCATCCAAACAGCTACAGGCGTAGAAGCAGAGCAGCAGAGAACAATACAGTTTATCAAGGACGTTAGGGACAAGCTACAGTTCTGCATGGATGATTTGATTGCAGCACTTAATATCTTTGCTGATCTGTACCAATTAGCACCAAGTGGACCGTATGAGACTTACTATGACTTTGGAGACATAACATACAATGAGGACGAGGACCGTTCTCGTTGGTATAGCTATGTTGTAAGCGGCAAGATTCCTTTCTGGTACTATTTAACAAAATTTGAGGGATTCAGTGAAGAAGAAGCAAAAGCACTTGAAGAAGAAGCACAACCGAAAGAGCCAGACTTATTCGGGGGAGATGAAGAATAATGCTAACGCCAGATTACTTATGGTATGTGCCAGAGAAAGCAGAGAAGCAGGCGGAAGAACTGCATAACAAAATTGTATCTGTGATTATCGAACGAATGATGATAAGGCTAGGACGTGGGGAAGATTACCTTTTTACTCCTATTGACAAGTGGCAAATGGATGTATTGCAGGATGCAGGGTATATCTTGCAAGCGGTACAGAAAGAGATTGCACAAACAACAAAGATAGGCATTGATACAATCGCACAAACAATGAAAGAAGCAGGTATAAAGGCTATAGAATGGGATGATGCGGTGTATAAAAAGGCAGGTCTTGAACCAAAACCACTCGGGGAAAGTCCTTATCTACAACGATTGTTGCAGAGGAATTATGAAAAGACCAAGGGAGAGATGCATAACTACACCGGTACAATGCCGAACGCCTGCCACGATAACTACATAGATGCAGTGGACAAGGCATATAACCAAACTGCAAGCGGTACAACAAGCTACACAGAAGCGGTCAAAGAAGCTGTTAACGACATTATAGACAAGGGTGCAGACGTAACATACCCTAGCGGACGTAGAGACAGCATAGAGACAGCTACAGCGAGAGCGGTCCGTACTGGTGTAAGCCAGATGGCAGCAGATATTACAGACGCACGTATGGACGAGATGGATTGGGATATTATCCTAACATCTGCCCATCTGGGAGCCAGAATCGGAAACGGTGGGGATAATTTAACCAATCATTTCTGGTGGCAAGGCAAGTTTTACAGCAAAAGCGGTAATGACCCAAGATTTCCGCCTTTTTCAGTCTGCGGTATGGGAAATGTGCAGGGAATCCATGGGGCAAACTGCCGACATAGTCACGGTCCGGGGGATGGAATAAACAATCCGTTCGAGGACTATGACAGCGAAGAGAACCGCAAGGAATACGAGAAGAGAAAACGCCAGAGAGAGCTTGAAAGACGTATCAGAAAGACGAAACGGCAGTTAATCGGCATGAAAACGGCTGTGGATAATGCAAAGGACGAAGCCTTAAAGCATGAGCTTGATATGGAATATCAGAAAAAGGCTGCACTGTTGCAGAAACAGAATCAAGCTTATAAAGATTACTGCAAGCAGAACAATCTTAAGACACAAAACGAAAGACTCAACACCGCAGGATGGGACAGAAGTCAAGCATCATCCGCTAGAGGTGCAGCGACTAGGTATAATAACGCACGAGGTAAATAATTTGGAAACTATTAATCAATTCATGGTTGCGTGTGGGTGGATTATAACCATTGGTGGAGCTGTAGGCGTATTGTATAAAGCCTATAAGCATTACAAGAAGCCTACGGACGATTTAGAACAACGTATAACGTCAATAGAGACAGACATCAAAGACATTAAGCAGAAGCTTAACAGTGACTACAACGCAATTAACAGCCAACAGGACGATGTTAATTTAGTCATGAAAAGTATGTTTAATTTGATTGAGAACAAAATCACAGGGAACAACATCGAGGGCCTAAAAAAAACCCGAGACGAGTTAATAAACGCACTGACAACACACGAGAAATAAAGGAGAATAAAAATGGGAAGTAGAGAATATTTAGCGGTATGCAAAGCAAAGATTGTTGATTATGTGAACGGACATATGGACAAGACAGACAACAATCATATTACAATGAATGACGTGTATGTTGTTTGGTATTCCAAAACATTACAGAACCACAAAGCACTGTTAAGCACGACATTATCTGATGGCATGTATTATGAAATGACATTCAACGGAGATGAAAGCGAGCTGTACATGGACGCTTACAAGAAGTGGGAAAATGTCAAGTTTGAGATGTAAAGGAGAATAAGAATGATAATTGACGGTATAAATTTTAAAGAGTTAAATATCACAAAAGATGGAGAACTGATTGCATCAATTACAGATGGAAAAGATGGAATCGTACACAAGGACGGCTATAGAGTGCAACTTGTAGTGGAAGATGTCGGCATGTCGTTTGCAGAAGCATTTAAAAGAATGAAAGCAGGGCGTAAAGTAAAACTTCCATCGTGGGGTGGGTACTGGTATTGGGATACAGAAAAAGAAACTATTATGATGCAGTGCAGAGACAAGGACAACGGAGAAAAAGGAGACTTATTAGATATTAGGGATACACAGATGGTTGAATACACACTTAATAATATCTTATCTAATGAATGGCTAATTGCAGATGAAGCAAACTGCCCTGTGCTTGGTGGAGAAGCTACCTTTAGTTTTGGGGATGCTATTAAGTACATGAAACGTGGGTTGAGGGTTGCGAGAAAAGGATGGAACGGAAAAGGGATGTATGTATTTTATGCCTCTGATTTTCAGTTTGGAACAAAAGCAGACTTATCAGAGTTTAATCCTACAGAAGATCCAGAATGTACAGAAGAAAATAAAGTATATGTATATGATTGCCTAGTTCTCAGAACCGCTGATAAAAAGTTACAGCCTGGATGGTTAGCATCACAGAGTGATATGTTAGCAGAAGATTGGATGTTTGTTGAATAAGGAGTGAAAGTATGGCTAAATATGTAAAGAAGCCTGTTGAGATAGAAGCAATCACGTTTGATGAGCTTATGAGAATCGGAGCAGAGAACGCTGATACTGTGGTTAACGGTATGCCTGTTAAGTTTATGTACAATGGTTACGTCATTAGACAATATGACAGCAATTCTTACACTATCCCAACACTAGAGGGAGATTTTCTCATGACAAAAGATGATATGCTTATCACTGGCGTAAATGGAGAAATCTATCCATGCAAGAAAGAAATTTTTGAAAAAACTTATGAAAAGTGTATTGAAAAATCCATAGTATAGCATTTACAATAATACTTGTAACAAATAATAGTTGTTGTTGAATAAATCATTTTTTACTTGCTAGTATGTGATTTGTTTCGAAGATTTTTCATGTTACAACCCTTTTTCTTATTGATTTTATAAAGTATAATACGGCAGGACTTCTAACGAGGTCCGTGGAAACATAGTTCAGTTTGTTAGAGCATCCACCTCATAAGTGGACGGTCACAGGTTCGAATCCTGTTGTTTCCATTAGCCACAAAAGTGGCAATCAATAGCATTTATTTTCTGACCCTTTATTGGTAGAGCTGTAATTTTTTCATACTCCTCCAAAAAACGTTGAAGCACCATGCAACAACATGGTGCTTTTTTCGTGAAAAAAATTAGAAAAATGAGTAGAAAAAAAGAGTCTCCATATCTTACAATAAAAGAGTAGATTGTTTGATGCTCATGTGATTCAATCAACTGACCTCCTTCCACAAGTTTTAAGAGAGAGTTAGAGGCTCAAGAGTGGTTCAAGCCCACTCTTCTCTTTTACCTTGACTTAGGTATATAAGTCTTAATCCATTACCGCAGACGAGCGGTATACAAATATCGTATAGGAGGATATACAATGCAGAATTACGAACAGATTTTAGCAGAATTAGGAATCGAAGTACCAGAGGACAAAAAGTCCGATCTGAAAAAGAAGATGTCTGAAAATTACAAGACTGTAGCTGACTACGATAAACAGGTAAAGAAAAAAGATGACTACAAAATATCTTTAGACGATGTACAGACCAGATTAGCCGAATTAGAGAAAGAAGATGTTGACGGCCTTAAGGCTAAGATTACAACATTAACACAGGAGCTTGCAGACGAAAAAGAAGCAAGAGCAAAAGAAGCTAAGCAGACAGAGTTAAGAGACAAGGTAAAAGATTTCTTATCTGATAAAAAATTTGTAAATGCAATCACAGAAGACTCTATCCGTTCCCAGATGATTCAGAAGTTAGAAGAAGAGAATGGGAAAAATGCAGAAGATGTATTTAAAGAACTTACTACTAAAGATGGGAAACCAATTGAGAACATCTTGGTTGATGAAAAGAAAGTACCAGATGTTAAAATCCCAAGCTTTACAACTAAGTTCAACAGCGGAGAGCGAAAAAAAGGAACACAGAAGTTAAGGGAAATGTCTTTGGATGATAGAATGAAACTTAAGGCAGAGGACCCAGACTACTATGCAACCTTATTAAATGACAGATAGATAATACCGACTCACAATATGGAAGTGAGCCGCTAACCTAAAATCCCTTAATAGTTGTAGGTAGATGGGACAAAGATAAGTCCTTATCTATTCTTATTTAGGGTAGAAAGGACTTTTTTTATGCCAAGAACAGGAAGATTTGGCGGTTTTGATTTTGACCCAGAGGTTTTTTCTGAGTTTATGTCAGAAAACCCAACATGGAACGATGCAATTATTGCATCTGGTGTGTTAGCACAGGACAATACAATCATGGATTTAATCGGAGAAAAAGGAAATATCGCAACAATTCCATTCTATACACCGATTGATGAACAGGACTCACAGGCTTTAAACAACGATGGAGAAACAGATAATACGCCTGTTGAAATTGCAGGAAAGAAACAGACTTGCATGTTAATTCAGAGAATGAAAGCTTGGAAAGCAAAAGACTTTACAAAAGAGTTAACAGGTGCCGACCCTATGACTCATGTTGCAAACTCTGTTGCAAGCTTTTATAAGCAGGTAAGAACACGTGACTTAATGACTACAGTTGATGCAGTTTTAAGTCTGTCTGGGATGGAAAATCACATTACAGACTTATCTTTAACTGGCGAGGGTGCTGTTGGAGATGTAAACAAAATTGACGATACGACACTTATCTTTGCACAGCAGAAAGCTTTAGGAGATTCCGCTGACAAGATGGGATTACTTGTATTAAACTCTTACATCTACGCAAAGTACAAAGCAATGGGACTTGTTGACTACAACAAATACACTATTGCTAACGCAGTAGAAAGAGAAGTAAATCTTCCTACAATCGGTGGATTTATCCCACTGGTAACAGATAGATTTACAGTTGATACAACAGGAACAAATCCAGTATACAAAACTTATATGCTTGGTACAGGTTCAGTGTTGACTTGCGATAAGACAAACTATGAAAACCCTTATTATACAGACTATGACCCAGAAACATCTGCCGGTATCGAAAAGCTGTATACAAAGCAGGGCTATGTATTACATCCTAACGGATTCTCAATCAATGCTAATAAGATTGCAAAAGAGTCTCCTACAAACGCAGAGTTAGGAGCTAAAGCAAACTGGTCTTTAGCATTTAACCAGAAGAATATCCGCATGGGTGTTATTAAATCCAACGGATAAAAGGAGTGTGATTTCATGGCATACATTGACTATGAATATTACAAAAACCTTTTTGGAGAGAAAGCTATCCCAGAACAGGACTTTAACCGTCTTGTCTGGGATTCTTGCAAGAAGATAGATAATGCCACGACTGGTGTGGATAATGTCAAGAAACTAAAGATTGCTTTTCCTACGAATGAGGACGATACAGAAGCAGTGAAAAGATGTATCTGCGAACTTCTGGCGATCACTTATAAGATTGAGCAGGCAGAAGCAAGAGTCGAAGCATCACAGGGATACATTACCTTAGAAGATGGTTCAGTTATGAGTAAGCAGGTGGCATCTAAGAGTGCAGGAAACGAGAGTATAAGCTATGTGACTTCCAAAAATGCAGGCACAGCTACATTGATAGATAAGTGTCTGGCAGACAAAGAAGCACAAAAGCAGTTATACTCTGACACAATAAGAGACTACTTATCGGGTGTCGCAGATGCCAACGGAGTAAATTTATTGTATATGGGAATGTACCCAACGGAGTATTTATGAAAGATTGTAAAGCAAAGATTTTAGGAACAACATATAAAATCAGATTCAGACACGAGAATGAAGATGAAAAACTACAAGAATTGTCTGGTTATTGCGATTATTCAAATAAAACAATAGTCGTTGCAATTCTTGAAAAAAGTGTTGATTCTGTGGATAACATTGAATCGGTTCAAAAAAGTGTGCTTAGGCATGAGATTATGCACGCTTTCTTATATGAAAGTGGTTTAGATGGGCAGTCCTGCAACACAGATTGTTGGGCAAATAACGAAGAGATGATTGACTGGTTTGCTTTACAGTCTAAAAAGATTTTTAAAGCTTTTAAAAGAGCAGGTGCATTATAAACGGAGGGATACGATGTATAACGATACAATCACACTTTTTAATAGGTATGAAAGTAAATTGGGAGATACATGGTATCCCTCTATTTTGCATAATTGCAATCTTAACATGGATAAGGCAAGTATCATTGCCAAGTACGGCTCTGACTCACAGGACAATGCTGTATTAAACGTACAGTATAGCCTAAAAGACGGTAAAAAGATGGTATGTAGTAAATCATGGTTACCGCCTAAAGAATGGTCTAAACAGGCAAATGATAAGCTGTCAGAAGCACTTACATTTAGTTCTAAAGCGAATGGTTTTGACTTTTTTATTGTTGGAGAGTGGGAGAACGAAGAGCCGATTGCAGATGATGATTATATTGACGGATTTTACGAAGAGATGAAGCTTAAGTATGATTATGTCTTTGCGATTACTGGCAGTGCCTTTTACGACATAATTCCGCACTTTGAAGTAATGGCTAAGTAGGTGGTTATATGGCTAAAAAGAAATTAGGAAATGTCAATATCAATACATCTAACATGATTGCGAATATCAGCCTTGAAAGATTTGACGACCAGATACAGCATGCTCAGTTTTGGCTAGATAGTCAAATTATGACCGATATGGTTCCTTATATGCCACATGAAACAGGTACATTCATTAACGTAACGAGAGCAAAAAGTGCTTCTCTTGCAGGTACTGGAATGGTATGTGCAGGCACTGGACCGATGGGGCGTTTTTTGTACTACGGTAAAGGCATGGTTGATGAACTAACAGGTTCTCCATGGGCAAGAAAAGGGGCAAGAAAGGTTCTTGTTTCTGAATTTGCAGGACAAACCAATGCAAAAGAAGACCTGTCCTATTCCAATCCTAAAGCTACTCCAAAATGGTTTGAAACAGCAAAGAAGAATCACGGTAAAGCATGGGTTACTCATGTTAAGAAGCAGGCAGGAGGTAACTAATGGCAGAAGAACAAAAGGTAGTCAAATACGATCTTGACGGCTTTGACGTACTAACAACAGCTCTAACTGACTTGATAAATCAGTATCCGAACATTCGAGAGGGAGAAGAGATCACTTTTTCAATGTTGGATGATGCAGGCGGCAAGGCAATGTTCCCTGTGAATGGGGCAGTGATCGAGAGTGAGAAAGAAAGTATCACTGGTCACGTCACACAGGTTTGTCTGTATCCATTTTGTGTGATCTACCGTATAAGCGGTGCTAATGCAAAACGTAAGGCAGACACGAAAGAGTGGTTGGATAACCTTGGTAAATGGTTGGAAAAGCAAACAATCACAATTAAAAACAACACATATAAGCTAGAAGAATATCCGGCTCTGATAGGCAATCGAAAGTTTTTAACGATTGACAGACAGACACCTGCATATTTGGACAGCACAAACGAAAACAAGTCCGAGAATTGGGCAATCAACATTTCTGCCCGATACCAAAATGACTTTGATAGATAGATAACACATTAACTGGTCTGCATTATGGAGCAGATCACTAACCTTGAAAAGATAAAGGAGAATCAAAATGGCAGCAGTTACAACAGGCAAAATTGCACGTAAATATATGGCTCATTTCTTAGATTCTGGTTCACTTTGTGGCGGAACATCTGGTTATGAACGTCTGGGAAAAGACTTAGAAGAGTACAATGTCGAACTGAATCCAGACACAGAAACATCTAAAAACATCATCGGAGAATCAACTTTTAAACATAACGGATACGAAGTATCTTCTGAAGCTGACCCTTATTATGCAGAAGCTGACTCTGTATTATCACAGAAATTACAGGAAATTGTTGATAATCGTTACACAGACGACAACTTAAAGACAAATGCTGTAGAAGTGCATATGTGGAAAGAAGCTACAAGTGGAGCTTATGAAGCATATCAGCAGGAATGTTATGTAACACCTACATCATACGGTGGGGATACATCTGGTTATCAGATTCCATTTACCGTCAATTATGTTGGAGAACGTACAAAAGGTACTTACAACGTTGAAACAGGTAAATTTACAGCAGCTACAAGTTCAGTAAATGCATCAAGCACAGGGAAATAGGGGTTAAGCAATGGAAGAATTAAGAAGAAAAGTCAAAACTGGTGCCTTAAATGTGGTACTGACCAATGAAGATGATGCAGAGATTGGAAGATTTTCTTTCAATCCTGTTGATTTAAATATCATTAGAAGATACGAAGAGGTAGTTGCAAATCTTGAAAAGATGGAAGTACCAGAAGATGCAACAGAAAAAGATATTCTGGAATTATCCGACAGATTAGAAGAACAGATTGATTACTTACTCAACTCTAAAGCTTCTAAATCTGTTTTTGCTATCTGCAATCCGCTGACATTAACAGAAAGTGGAGATTTCTTTATTGAGAATATCATCGTTGAGATTGCGGACGTTATTGAGCAGGTAACAGACCAGAGAATCAAAAAGAAACAGGCGAAAATTAAAAGGGCAACGTCTAAATATCACAAATAATGGAAGTTTGGGAACTTCCTACATCCATAGTAGTTGGTGGCATAGATTATGAAATACGCACAGATTTTCGTGCAATTCTGGACATTTTAAAAACATTTAATGACCCAGACTTTGAGAACGATGAAAAGTGGATTGTTTGCCTTACCATTTTATACGTTGATTTTGGAAATATGCCACCACAAGACTATGAAGAAGCTATTGAAAAAGCCATCGAATTTATTGACATGGGTATCAAAGATGATGGGAAGAAACAACCTCATGTAATGGATTGGGAGCAGGATGCACCAGTTATCATCCCATCTGTTAACCGTGTGCTTGGAAAAGAAATACGAGCTATGCAGTATTTACATTGGTGGACTTTTTTAGGAGCTTACATGGAAATTGGAGAGTCTTTGTTTTCGCAGATTCTTAGTGTTCGCATGAAGAAAGCCAAAGGAAAGAAACTGGAAGATTGGGAAAGAGAGTTCTACAAAGAAAATAAAACGCTTATTGACCTAGATGTTAAATATTCCGAAGAGGAATTAGAAGAACAGAAACGTTTGAACGATTTACTGAATGGGAAAGGGGCGTGATTGAATGGCTACACAAAAAGCGGATGGAAGTATTTATATCAAAACAGAGATTGATACAACCGAAGCAAAAGCAAGTGTGAAAGAAATCGCATCCCTTTTAAAACGTTTATCCAATCAAGTAAAAACCATTGGGAAATCAATGGAAAAAGCCATGAGTGGCGGTATAAAAGCACCAGATACAAAAGGCATGGACGTTGTCGAAGAAAAAGCAAAGACCGTGGCTGAGGAACTGGAAAAGACCGCACAGGCAGAAAAGAAACTTGATAACATAGACATTAAGACGACTGCACTTGATACGTTAGATAAAGCAATAGAAACAATAGGACAGAAGCTTGCAGAGTTGGAAAAAGCACAGATGGATGTATTCAACAGAAATCAGAGTGCAACATCTTCTCCTGCGTTTCAAGCGATGGAAAGTGCAGCGGCTAAACTAGATCAGCAATACGAAGAGCTTCTTGCAAAGAAAAAGCAGTTAGAAGCACCGACAGCGAGTGCAGACAGTGGTCTACCTAAAAGTGCAAAGCTTACTGGTGGAACAGGTCTTGCAAGCGAAGAGAGTGCAAAAGCATTACAAAAATTAAATGCAGAAATCACAGGTACAGAAACGAGTGTTGAATCCTTAAACACCGATTTAGGACAAACAACACAATTGCAGGATGAAATCAGCAATTCAAATATCAAGACAACAGCATATCAGATTCTTGAAGATTCCTTGCAACGCCTTGATACACAGTTTGAGCAGGTAGCAACGGCACAGCAAGAAATTTTTGCAAGAAATCAGAGTGCAACTTCTTCCCCTGCGTTTTTAGCATTGGAGAGTGCTGCGGAAAAACTCGGCAGACAATATGACGAATTACTAGCGAAGAAAAAACAGCTAGACAGCGGAACAACAACTGCACAACCAACAGAGAAAGTACGTACTGCACCGATTACAGGGAACTACGCAAAAACAGCATCAGAAGAAAGTGAGAAAGCCTTAAATGCATTAAATAAGGAAATATCTAAGACTGATGCAAAAGAAAGAAGCCTTGTTAACACAAATAGTAGGCTTGGTTCATCATTTAAGAATGTCAGTCAGTCTGCGGACAGTGCTAAGACAAAAACAGGCGGTATTTCATCTATCTTTAGTAGAATGGGTGGAGTTGTATCTGGTCTTGGAAAACGTCTGACAGGACTAGCACAGAATTTTACAAGCACTACAAACAGTGCTAATAATGCAAGCTTTTCTATTGGTCGAATGGTCGGTATGAGTATATTATATTCTACCGTTTTTGGAATGATTTCTAAAGTTAACAGTGGAATCATGACAGGCATCAATAACCTTGCACAGTATTCGTCAGCTACTAATGCTTCGATATCTTCTATGATGTCAGCATTAACTCAGTTACAAAACAGTTTAGCAACAGCATTTGCACCAATACTGTCTGTAGTAGCACCTATATTAACGGCATTTATAAATATGCTGTCAAGAGCGATTACTTATGTAGGTATGTTCATAGCAGCACTGACAGGACAGAAATCTTTTACAAAAGCAAAAGCTGTACAAGAAGATTATGCTGCATCGTTGCAAAAGACTTCTAAGAGTTCTAATAGTGCAGCGAAGTCTACAAAGAAAAACGCAAATGCAACAAAAAAAGCAAATAAAGAGATGCAGACATATCTTTCTGGTCTGGACGAAATCAGACAGTATCAGAAAGAAAAAGACAATACACCTAGTTCAAACTCAACGCCATCAACAGGTGGCGGAGGTGGTGGCGGATACACGGGACCATCCATTGGAGATATGTTTGAGAAAGTTCCTATTGAATCTTCTATTGCGGACATTGCTAAGAAGATTAAGAACCTCATAAAAAAAGAGGACTGGGAGGGACTTGGAGCTTACATTGCATCTGGCATCAATAAAGGATTGCAAAAAATCTATGATGCTATCAATTGGAATAATGTAGGTCCGAAGATTACATATTTTGTGAACGCATTTACACGGACATTCAATAGTCTTGTTGATCACATAGACTGGGATTTAATGGGACGTACTGTAGGTGCAGGTATTAATACAATTGTCAACACACTGAATCTGTTGATAGAGGGAATCAATTGGAAAAATCTTGGTTCAAAAATTGCAACAGGTATCAACGGCTTATTCAATGAAGTGAATTGGAATAATGTTGGGCGGTTGTTTGCGAATAAAATAAATGTTCCGTTTCAAATGTTAGAGGGAGCTGTAAATACTCTTAACTGGGCAAAAATAGGAACGTCAATAGGTGGATTTTTGAATGGTGCGATCAACCAGATAGATGTTAAGTCTATTGGTACAAGCTTATCTGGATTAGCATTAGGAATATTAACAACATTAGATAATGCACTTACTACAACAAACTGGTCACAGCTTGGCACAAAATTAGCAACATTATTAACATCTATTGATTGGGTTGGAATATTTGTTAGTGCAATATCTGTTGCAGGAAAAGCAATCACGGCATTAACACAGCTTGGTGTGTCTTTTATGGATAACTTGGCAAAAGGTATTACAAATGGGACACAGCAGTTTATTAGTAAGGGATTATCAGCATTGACGAGTTTTACTGCAAACTTAAGAAGAAATGCAGGAAAATTAGTAGATTCTGGTCTAAATCTTATGTTGAATCTTGCAAAAGGTATTGCTAATTCACTTCCAGACATAATCAAAAATGTTCCACAGATTGTTAGCAATATTGCAAATACAATCAATGACAATGCACCTAAAATATTGATGGCAGGCATACAACTTATTGGGATATTGATTAAAGGATTGATTCAAGCAATCCCTACTCTTATTGCGAGTATTCCACAAATTATAGTAGCTATGGTTAATGTATTTACAGCGTATAACTGGTTATCACTTGGTAAAAGTTTAATTACAGGTATTAAAAACGGTATTGTAGCTGCAAAAAGTACAGCAGTTGAAGCTATGACAAATACATATAATGGGTTGCTTAATGCGATAAAGAATTTGCCATCTAAACTTAAAGGACTTGGAGAGAATGGACTTAAGGAGATGGGGAACGGAATTACTGGAAAATTATTCGGATTAAAAACAACGGCAGGGAAAATATTGACCAATATCATAGAAGCGGTTAAAAATCTTCCTAAAGAATTATCAAAAAAAGCTACATCTGCGATAAGGGATATGAAAACTACATTTAAAAATGTCGATTGGGGCAGCGTTGGAATGAATGTAGTAAAAGGTATTGCAAAAGGTGTTGGAGATTTTGCATGGATTTTGGTTGATAAAATGACAGGTCTTGCACAAAAGGCGTGGGAGGGTGTGAAAGATTTCTTTGGAATCCATTCTCCATCAAGACTTATGAGAGATACGGTAGGTAAGATGATTCCTGCCGGTATTACAGTAGGTTTGGAAAAAGCTTTTCCAGATACACTCAAAACCCTTATGAATCAGTCTGAACAGTTGGCAAATGTATCGTTCAGAACACCAGAGATTGCTACAGGTAAGATAATACCTGCGAAAGCATCCGCAGTGATCGCACAAAAGCAGAACAGCACAAACAGTAACAATAATGACGTACTTAATTTACTTGAACAGCTATTATCTGTTACGAAGTCCTTAGAATCAGACAACAGCGGTAACAATGGTGGGGATTATCATTTCACAGCACAGATTAACCGCAGGACGTTGTTTGATGAATTTATCGAAGAAGCAAAACTAAGACAAATGAGTAATGGTAGAAATCCATTCAGCCTTGCGTAGAAAGGAGTAAAAAATGGCACAGGATTATATAAAAATCAATAATAAAAAAGTCTGGCAACCAGATTCAGACACAGCCGTAGCTTTTGAAACTACCTATACGCAAGGTAGCACGAGGGCACAGTCTGGTAAAGGAAAGTTTACCCCGATGTTCACAGTAGAGCGATTTACATACAGTGCATCGGATGTGCCAATGTCTAAGGTTACGGAAATATTAGAAATGGTGGCACGTGGTAAATCTTTTGATTTACATTATTTTTCTGTATTTTACGGAGAGTGGAGAACAGCAAAGTTTTATGTCGGACAGGTATCGGACATTAAGATAAAAACACTTAAAAATAACCATGAAAAAGTATCAAGTATATCTTTCAATATGCAGGGGGTTAACCCGATATGATAAATGTAAGTGATGAATTTAAACAGCTAATGACAGAACGACAAAATTTTAAATGCAATGCAGAAGTAACGCTTGCGAATGGAACTGTACTGCCATTAGGAGAAGATGATTTTTCAATAGATAATAATAGTCTGGTCGATGCGGCAGGTGCTAACACCATTCCTTTAGGTGTTGCACTCAGCCGTAATGTACAGTTAGAAATCATGAATGACGATGATCACTTATCCAATTATGACTTCTTCGGAGCAAAAATCAGACTGTATCTAACATTTGAATTATCAGAGACAACAGAAAAAATTGAATACGGTACATTTACAGTTACACAGCCAGAGAGTTACGGAAACGTTGTAACTATTGTCGGATACGATGATATGTACAAAGCTGATAAGGCATACAGCACAACATTGACGTTCCCTGCGACAGCAAAGAGTGTGTTAGTTGATAGTTGTGATACCTGCGGTATCTTGATAGGCGACAGTAACTTTTTACACAACGACTTCCAGATACCAACCATGCCATCTAGCGAGTACACGCACCGACAGATTATAGGTTTTATTTCTATGATTGCCTGTGGAAACGCAAGAATTGACCGTACAGGGCATTTACAGATAATGACCTATGATTTTAACTACAATAGTGGTAACATCCATGATTTGACTGATTACAACACTCTGACGAATGATACAAATGATGTGCAGGTAACAGGCGTACAAATGACACGTACTGTCAAAAAAACTGTAACTGACGAAGAGGGAAACGAGAATGAAGAAGATGTTGAAGAAACTGTAAAGGTAGGTGCAGACAGCTATATCCTATCTTTAGAGAATCCACTTGTAAAAGGACATGAGGAAACACTTGTTTCTTGGGTTTATGACAAATTTAAATCAGTGACATTCCGTGGATTTACGATGGATTATATATCTTATCCGATAGCTGAGTTTATGGATAAGATTAAAGTTACAGATTGGAGAGAAAATAGCTTCTATTCTGTATTAACAGATGTAAACTTTGTATTCTTCGGATATACAACATTAAAGAATAGTGCAGAATCTCCATTGCGTAACCAGAGCAACTACACATCAAGTAATCAAAAAGCGATCATACAAGGGAAACAGTTAGTTGAGCAGGAAAGAAATAACCGTCAAAATGCTTTAGATAAGATGCAAGAAGCATTAAAAAATAGTAACGGAATGTATTCAACACAGGAAGTGCTATTGGATGGTTCAACTATATATTATCTCCATGATAAACCGACAATGAAAGAATCAAAGAATGTTATCAAATTGACAGCAGAGGTTATTGGATTTTCTATTGATGGAGGTAAGACATATCCTTATGGATTCACGATCACTGGGGAAATGGTAGCAAGATTGCTTTATACAGAGGGAATCAATGCAGATTATATCAACACTGGTGCATTAACAGTCAAAGATAAATCTGAAAATATTATCTTCTATGCAGATATGGAGACTGGTACTGTAAAGATTTCTGGAGATAACGTCACGATTGGTGGCAAAACAGCACCAGAAGCAATTAGTGATGCAGTAAAAGAATCTAAAAATTATGCAGATGGTAAAGTATCAGACTTTGCAGAAACAGTTACAAAAAGTGTGTCAGATTTGCAGAATCAAATAGACGGGCAGATTGAGACATTCTACTACGATTACGAGCCAAATCTTAAAAATATCCCTGCTTCTGACTGGACAACAGAAGATGATAAAAAGAAGCATGAGGGAGACTTGTTTTACTGGAAATCAAAAGGATATGCCTACAGATTCTTCAAAGATGGCGACACATGGAAGTGGCAGTTAGTACAAGATACAGACGTTACAAAAGCATTGCAGACAGCATCTTTTGCACAGTCTACGGCAAACAGTAAATGCCGTGTATTTCTGACACAGCCTACACCACCTTATGACACAGGAGATATGTGGAATCAAGGTCAAAACGGAGACATTCTTACATGCGTTGTAGCAAGAGCGGACGGTGCAAGCTATGTGGAAACCGACTGGCAGAAGCTTAACAAGTACACGGACGATGAGACAGCCAATAAGGCACTGGAAGAAGCCAGAAAATCTCGTGCAATGATTATCAATCTGGACAACGATTATCAAGCAATCACGACAGATTATAAGGGAGAGTACACATCATTTCCAGAGTGTCACACGACAGCACAGGTTTTATACGGTCATACCGATATATCTAACGACTGTACTTATAATGTGCAGAAGTCGGGCGGTGTCGTAGGTTCATGGAATAATTCAACTCATACCTACACTGTGACAGCATTAACAACAGATGTTGGATGGGTAGATATTACAGCTAATTACCTTAATACTTATTCAGTTACGAAACGATTTGACATTGCGAAATTAAAAGGCGGTATCCCCGGAGAAACAGGTGCAAAAGGAGATAAGGGAGAAACAGGAGCAAGCGGTAGAAGCATCACAGGCTCAGAAACGACTTATCAAGCATCTAGCAGTGGAACAACGGCACCAACAGGAACATGGAGTAAAACACCACCAAGCGTTGCAGAAAATCAGTATTTGTGGACGAGAACCATATATACTTACTCTGACAAAACCACAAGCACAACATATTCCATCGGTAAGATGGGAGCTAAAGGGGAACAGGGTGCAAAGGGAGAAACTGGTGCTACTGGTCCACAGGGGGAAAAGGGAGCTACTGGTGCCACTGGACCTCAAGGTCCGCAGGGAGAAAAAGGTAACACAGGAGCAACAGGACCACAGGGACCACAAGGAGAAAAGGGTGTTGCAGGTAAAGACGGTACTGACGGTAAAAATGCAACGTATATTACCGTATCTGGAACAAACTATGATGCTGTTAAAGGTATTAGCAATAATGCGTCATATCTTCTTATTAATGGAACAAAATATA